TGCCTGCGCGACACCGAGATCTTTCGCGGTGCGTCGAGCAACGGTACCTTCATAGGGAACAACACTTGCATTGTTGGTCCCTAAGTGGTGTACTTGGTACGTGTCGCCGGCATATTTCCAGATGTTAATATCCATTATCGTTGGCACTCCAGGAGCTGCCCGCAGCGGTTCAACAACCCAGATAGACCAGGTTCCCAAACAAAACTCGAGCAACTCAATGTTTGTTCTCGGCCCAGATGCATCATTCGGACCGTTGGGCATACGTTTCATGTCGACATTAGAAGCCCAATCAATGTCTATCTCAAAGTCATGTTGTAAATCATTGAGACTAAAATAAACTCCTCGCCCTGCTGTAACTTGAGTGAGGGTAAGCGTCGCTGGTGAATTAGCAATTCCATACATAAGGGACACAAACAATTTTCCCGTATGGTACATAGAAGCAATCATCTGTAAACGAACTTTCAATAAGCCGCTCCAAAATGAAAACTTCATCGACATCCAATCCAACGTCACAATAGCCATAACACTTCTTCGCGTAAACTTTCCTTGTAGGATTTGCGAACACGGACACATGTATGACCAATATAATAAAGCGCCAGCGTTGTTAGTAACCGACCAAGTAATAACTTGTTCAATATTCTGAACGCGCTTTAGGAATTCAAAAGACATTTCGTCCTGAGTAGAACCGAATGTCTCGGGGATAGCTAATTCCAATCCATCCCCTGGTTGCAAATTCAGCCGCTCACTGTGATCAATCTGGGTACTATTAGAAAAATTACCCATAGGATTACGCGTGATCACTAGTGGAGCCAAATTTATATTGGGATAATCCAAAGTCGGAATCGAAGCGTCAACTTTCGCAGTAAGCTCCGAGGAAGCAGATGTATTGCCTTGAGTCTTCATCGCACTATGGTTCAAATTGTACGTATTACTGATCTTAGTTAAGGCAGCTCCCTGAGGGACCATTTCAAATGGATCCTCCGACACTGTTGTCAATTGGCGCGCTAAACGGGCGCGACTTGTAATTTCCGGTGGTATTGGATGGGCAAACGTAGAATTCGTAAATTTCACGCTCACCGAATACGACACTGCAGTAGGCTGCCCTGCACCTACTCTCAAAATATTAAAGGGCATGATAATCAAACGACCAAGAGTGTCCGTGATATTATCAACTTGTCGAAAGTCGATAAAGTTCTTCGGATTAACGAACGGAACACGCAAAACAGCCGCTGTGTTGTCAGCAGGATCGATGAAAACGTGTGGTACACTCGTTTGGGCAGCTTGATTGACATAATAGCGCTCAGCCACAAACGCATCGTTGGTCATAGGCACAAAGAAGGCTATCAACCTTCCTGTCACGAACTTAGTGCCTGTCACGCTGATAACAATATCAGTATCACCTCTCCAAAATGCGTACAAAGAAAACGGAGTGTGAACAACACTGTTAACCAACAAGCCAATTGGAACATCCAACGTCTGAAGAGGAACTCCCCAAACGTCGGTAACACTCCAATTACCTGTCACAACCAACACCAACCGTTCAACCAACTTAGCCATGGACCAATCGAAATCTTTCATTCCGCCCATAGCATGAGAGTCAGCAGATGTTTCACCAACTCTCGTAACCTGCACGGTCTCCGTTTGTTGAACCCGTACCACACCAACATGCTCCGTTTCTTCCATAGTTTCTTCAGGAGCAGAATCACCCAGCGAACCAGTCGCCGACATAACTCTCCCCGATTGAACAACGAGCTCACGATCTGGTCGAATACCCAGTGATAGTTCTTCATACACTGTCAATGTTCCACACGAATGATACGCTAAACTTGGCATCTTACCACGTTTGGCAAACTGCGTAGCATAAAATTCGATATCAGGAAGGACAAAATGCTGGCCCCGTTCGCGCGCAGCATGAATAATCTTATCTCGAACGGAATTGAAATACTCAGCTCCATGGAAAAAAGCATATTTCAACGCATCAGAACAGTTTTCGCGACACAAGACCCACGGATCTGCGCCGCCCACTTGATCGCTAATCCAATTGGTCGTCTCTTGAATAGAATTAAAAGACAAAGTCGGAAACCAAAGTTTACCAACTTTCTTGAACCCACATTTTAAAAACGTGAGTTCTTCCAATGGACGCAAAGCGACCAACTCTTTTCCAGTCTTCTCGGCATCGGTATAATCCATGCCAAGTTCTTCTTTCATTGCCGCTGATATAGTCGACATATTGAAAAATTCCGCGACAGGTCGTTTTATGGCTGTAATAATGTCATCGCCAAAAACTTTCGATCGAACATTGGCTTCATAAAAAATCAGATCTTTCGATTCTTCAGGAGCCACTACCTGCCATGTGTAAGCCTCACACATTTTGTTGACGATACAATTGATAAGCGTTGTTAACGGATTGCCGGAGTTGTTCCCGGCATGCTTATACACAACTGTATTACCAACCAGGATCATCGTATGAATGAACTCATGAAACAAGGTTCTACGAACATTCTTATTCTCCTCAGAATCATGAAAAGTAGGATCGTCGTCGAACCAATCATTCATAATATCACACACAGCACTCATAAAAACGGCGCTCAGGCTAGTATCGTACTT